CCGACCGGGTGCCTGTTGCGCTGATTGGATCGGATGCCATGCCCCGCCGAAGTGCCGTGCTTCTAGCCGGTGTTGGGTCTGCCGCCATTGGCCGCTGATCGGTTTGCGGTGTAGCTGCTGAGGGGATGCGTGGGGTAGATCCTCGTAACGCATCAGTGGCGGGTGCGGTCATGGGAGGTTGCCGGGAATGGGGGTCACAGGATCTCCCTATGACATTCGTCGTGCAGAGGCCTGCCGCCTCGATACGGGTTGGCCGTGAACCATGGGTAGTGATGGATCACGGGCCTGCCGCAGTAGGCGCAGGGGCCATGGTTTGGCACCTCCCGGTCATCGGGCTCCACGACGGTGGCAATATCACCGCCGGGCGGTATCAAGCGGCCCTTCAGGTGGCGCATGAAGTCACCAATCGCCCAAAGGGTGGTGATCCTGATCACGGCTGCACCTCGGCTTGGTGCTCACGCTTCTGCAGCGTGTAGGTAGTCTCACCGAGTTGGAATGCTTCGATGTTTTCGGTGACGTACCACTCGCTTAGCGCATCGATTTCCTCTGCCGTGAGGATTCGTTCAATCGTCATTTCTGCCAATCCAGCGGCAGGTAGCCGAATGGTCACATCGGTGACGTTGCTGGGCAGGTTGAGGGCCTGGGCTAGTCGTTGCAGTCCTGATGGGTCAAACATGGCGTGTGCGGTGGATAAGTGATCACCGGAAACCCGGTGTAGTGGACAGCGGCCGACGTTTCGGCTTGAACGTGTCCGCGTCAGCGAATGGATCGGGCGTTGGTGCATCGCCACCACGGCCGTAGTGGACCGTGGAGACGCGCATCGGGCCGGTGCCTTGGACGTAGTTCACAGCCTGCGTAGTGGAGTCCACAAGGTCGTCGAACGTATCGCCAGGGAACCTGACCAACTGCGACACCAGTACCGATAGCAGCGGGTGGTTACGCGGCAGCCAGACGCGGCCCTGGTTGAACTCAGGCGTAGCTGCATTGGCGCGGGCGATCTTCCCGCCAATGGGGTTCACAGCGATCACGCTGAACCCTGCAGCAGCACGCTTGAGGGTGGAGATCACTGCCGGACCGTTCGCCTTGTCTTCCACCAGCAGCTCACCGAATCCCCAGCGCGGCCACAACACGGCGATGGTGTCCATGGTGCCGGCGAAATCGAGGCGTTGGTTGATCATGTCCAGCAGCCACAGGCCGGCGCTGTCCTGGCCCCAGAGGGTGAAGGCCACCATGTCAGTTCCTGCGCTGTCTTTGAACGTGCAGTCAATCGATGCCAGGCGCCGCACGAACCGCTGAGGGAGGGTTGCATCACCGGGCTGGCCGGGGCGGTCGGTGGTGCCGTAGTAGCGGAACATCTCCGCACTGAAGATGGTTCCCTTGCCTGGTGTAGGGCGCTGCTGGTAGAGCGCCTCCCAGTCACGGATGGGGGTGTTGAGCCGTTTACGGCGGGCCCATTCCTCGTCGTATCTCGACGGGTCCAGCGCCTGGCCAGGCTGACGATCATCCGGCTCGCGGGTGACCAATGCTGGGAGTGGTTTGATGACCGGCTCAGCGATCAGCGGCAGGCTGATGACGTGCCAAGGTTCGGCCGCGTCGCCGTCGCCGTCGCGTTCCAGCTGTTCCACCTGGGTTAGCAACCAGCCGATCAGGTCGGCCTCAGCCCAGCGGGTGTGGGTGATCAATTTGATGCCGCCCGGTTCCTCGCGGGTGTTCAGGACGGTTGACCACCAGTTGTAGAGCTGCCTGCGGTAGGCGGCTGATTCAGCTTCCTCACGGCCCTTGATCGGGTCATCAACGTTTAGGAAATCAGCCGGCAGGCCGGTGCCTTTGCCGACGCCTGCGGCCCAGAACCCGCCTAGGCCGCCAGCGGTTTTCCAGCGATCTTTGCCGGTGCTAGAGGGGTGCAGCGTGCCACCAGAGGCGAGGTAGTAATCCCGTGCGGCCTCCCCGAACTCAGCGGCGAGGGTTTGGGTGTTGGCACCTTGGCCCCAGGTGCGATCGGGGAACTTGCGGAGGAAGTACCCAGGCAGGAATCGGCTAAAGATGGTGGACTTGAAGTGCCTAGGCGGCAGTTCAACCATCAGCCGGGGCAGCTCGCCATCAGCAACACGCTGCGCGATGGCGATCAGGCGGTTGGTGTGGCGGGTAAAGGTGAAGCTAGGGAAGACGGTGGCGATGTAGTCGCCGAAGCTGCGGGTGTAGGGCTCAGACGGTGGCAGGGTTGAAACCTGCAGCGGATCCGCGAGCACGTGGCCGCCTGATCGATCGGCGGTGAGGATGCTCATGACACCAGCTTGGCCAGTTTGGCTGCAGTATTAATTGCACCTAGCGCAATGTGATACTGCTTAGCTTTACGTGCTTCAAGCTGTAGTGTGCTGCACTGACTGAGCAGATCAGCGATCATCTGCGGGCGTTCTAAGTCCCAATCAGCACGTAGTTGATCGCGTGCAGCGGCGAGGTAATTGTCAGCAGTTCTATCAGTAACCCCCCACTTAGTTGAAGCGTATTGAAGACAATCTGAACGGCGACCACCATTAGCGATGATCTGCGCGAGCTTTTTAATGCGCTGATCGATCTCGGCTTGAGTGGTCCCTTTGGCTGCCATTAGCGAACCCCAGCAAACTTATGAGTTTGGATTGAAAGCCTCCACCCATTATGAAGGCAGTTCTGAACACAAAGGCTAGTGGCGGCTTTGTCTTGACTGACTGGTTGCAACCAAACCGGTCGATCAAACTTGCTTTCAGCTAAAAGCTGTTTAAGATTTCTTAGGTCTTGATCATTAGCGATTGGCATTTTAAGCTCATTAGCACGCTCTAAAGCATCGGCGCAAACTGCTAAGCCGCCAGCCATGTTTATTTTAGGGCTTATTGTGACCCATGTTTGAACAGACCCAAAACTAGAAAGAGCGTTAGTAAAAGAGGTTAAGTCGTAAGTGCAAGGTTCTCCACCAGTGATAACAAAGTGTCGGGGACCAAGTTTGGTGACATAAGAAACTAAATCCAATGAATTAATCTCGGCCCACGTAGGGCTGTTGTCTAACTTGGCCTGAATATCGACAAAGGGCACCTTACTGCTGTTATTCGTTGCCCATGTGTGCTTGGTATCGCACCAAGAGCACCCAACAGGGCAACCTTGAAGACGTATAAAAACACTAGGGGTGCCAGTGTAATGAGCTTCTCCTTGAATGGTACTAAACACTTCATTAACGCGAAGCATGATAAGCCTCCTGATCGGTGTTTGCATTTACTGGGTTCTCCCAAGGAAAAACCAACCATTCTGGATCTGTTGATACTTGGGCAGCCTTCCACCACGTAGGTGTAACCTTGCTGACCCATACTGCAGTGAGTGCAGGAACTGTCCGAAACGGCTCTAAGGTCTGGCCGGTTTCGTAGACGTCATCTACCAGCAAACAATCAGTCTGTGGACTATGAAGCAGCGGTAGCGCAAGCCTATGGCTTAAGGAAACAGCCAAAGGTAGGCCGCCACGCGGAAGCCCGCAAACCCCTGTAAGGGAAAGCCCTTGGGCCATTTCAGCGATGCGATCAACCGCTAAATCAAATTCGTCCCAGGTTAGGTATTTCATGGCCGGTAGATGGCTGAATTAGCACCGTGTTCACTGATTTCTACCATTACCAGGCGACAGCGATCAGCAAGTGCATTTTGCATAAGCCATTCGTGGCCCATTTGCCAAACCAGCTCAGCAAAGCGTTCACATCCAACTGCCGGGACAATTACTAGGTCGAGCATGCCTTGTTCATGGCCCCTATGGAACCAATCAATACAGGGATCATCTTCAGCCACAACAGTTTTGTGATCGAAGGTATCAGCGAGCTGGTTTTTGAAGTCCTTAAGACATCCAAAGTCCACCACCCAATTGCGATCATCCAAGGTTGCTGCCTCAAACTCTAACCGCACGCTAATGGCATATCCATGCATAAAACGGCAGTGGGAATCAGTAGCCCGCCACTGCCTAAAGCAGCAGCTGAGCCCTAGTTCGTGACCATAGGTTTTGGTGCTGGTGTAGGTCATGAGAACCCTTGACCACGGAGAATGTCCATCAGCTCATGTCGAGCCTTAG